TTTCAGGATCAAGCAAACAAAATCCAACAAGTCATCACTGCAACCGGTGGACGTGTTCAAGGTAATGAATGGCTTAATGCAATTAAAACTGGTGGTATTGCCGTTAAAGGACTTTCTGATGAAGCCTTGTATTACAAAATGGAATCGATTGTGCAGGAGTGGGGAGGAAACCGATACGGTACCGCTGCTATGTCTGCTTATCAGAACATCTATCAAGGCCGAACTACAAAGCGTGCAGCTAATAATATGCTTAAACTTGGCTTAATTGATGACCCAAGTAAATTAAAGCATGACAAATCTGGACAGATCTCCTATCTGGATGTAGGAGCCATTAAAGGTGCTGACATTTTCAAGAAGGACCAATTTGCCTGGATGGAACAAGTTCTATTACCTTCACTGGCTAAAAAAGGTATTACAGAGAAAAGTGACGTACTGGATGCAATTGGCAGTATCTTCAGCAACCGGACGGCATCAAATCTATTCGGTGATATGTACCTTCAACGTGACATCATCAATAAAAACGCAAAAATGAATGCTGGCGCTGACAATATTGATCAGTTATATGGTAAAGCTTCCAATACGACGGCTGGTAAAGAATATGAAGCTAAAGCCAAATTACATGATGCATATTTAAAATTTGGCCAGACAATTCTTCCTATATATACGAGAGCAATTGAAATAGCCACAAATGCAACACAAGCGTTTACTACCTGGATGGATAAAAACCCAACTGCAGCAAAAGCTCTTGGTACGGGCTTACTCATTGTAGCGACAAGTTTAGTGACCATTGGTGGTGCACTTATTGTTTTATCTCCCCTGCTTCTTGGAATGGCCAGTTTAAGAGTAGTTATGACTTCACTGGCCATGGGAGGATCTGTTTTAACAACAGTATTTTCTAAGCTTCCAGCAGTATTTGGTTTACTTAAAATTGCATTTTTGGGGGTCAGTCAAACTTTCTTATTTATTGGTCGCTTGATGCTAGCCAATCCGATTGGTCTAGCAATTACAGCTATTGCTGTTGGTGCTTATCTCATCTATAAGAATTGGGAACCTATCAAAGGATTCTTTGTTGGCATTTGGAATTCAGTTAAAACTGCCTTCAATGGCGGGATTAAAGGCGTATCTACCTTAATTATTAACTGGTCCCCTATTGGGCTTTTCTATGCTGCCTTCGCAAAAGTTTTGTCCTGGTTCGGAATAGATCTACCAGCAAAGTTCACAGGTTTTGGTGCAATGATTCTAATCGGGTTAAAGAACGGGATTATGTCCAAAATTGGTGAAGTGAAAACAGCTCTCTCCCTCTTTCTGGAGCAGTCACAGGCGTCATTGATAAAGCTAGGAATATCCTAGGTATCCACTCGCCTTCACGTGTTTTTATGGGTATTGGTGACTACACCATGCAAGGCATGGCATTAGGTATTTCACAGAACCATAACTTACCTGTTAAAGCAACACAGCAAGCTACGCAGAATGTAATAGGTACTGGTACCACAGCAAAGGTTACTCCAGTAACACCGATCCGGGCACAACGCGGTGGCAGTTTCATTAGTAACGACACAATTCAAATCACCATTAAAGCAGAGCACGGTCAACCAGTCCGTGAAACAGCACGTGGGTTACGAGCTGAAATGGTACGTCTCCAACAAGAAGAACGCGATGCTCGTCGTAGATTCTTAACTGATACGGAGTAAACAAAATGATGATGGCTTTAGGGTTGTTCGTATTTTCATTGCGAACAGCTGCATATCAAGAACTGCGACGTGTTACTAACTGGAGGCATCCAAGCAATAGCCGGATTGGCTCTACTCCAGCGTACCAATTCACGGGAAAAGGTGAAGATACCATTACCCTGAAGGGGGAAATCTACCATGAATTAACCTATAACAGAGTTGTACTAGATCAAGTCCGTCGTATGGCAGACACAGGCATGGCCTACACGTTGATTGAAGGTACTGGAAAGATTTATGGCCTAGTTATTATTGAAAATATGGAAGAGACAAAAACCTATTTCTTTAAAGATGGCGCTGCCCGCACAACCGAATTTACTTTGACACTAAAGATTGTGAAGGAATGGAAACCGACGCTACTCGGCACACTCATCGGCATGGCTGGTGGTGCAGTAAATAGGTTGATATAAATGCTTAATCAAATCACCAATAAACTAAATGAAACAGCTGAATCATATCAGGCTGAAACTGAATATCCTTTCCCAATTTATCGACTTGAAGTCGATGGAAATGACATATCCCCACTTGTCGTCGATCGCTTAATTTCACTCAGTATTAAAGACAATCGTGGTCTTGTTGTGGACTCGGTGGATATTGAGCTTGATGATTCAGATGGACAATTAGAAATCCCTCCTGAAGGAGCAATTATTCAGGTGTGGATTGGTTGGTCAAATACGGGCTTGGTGGACAAAGGGAAATACAAAGTTGAATCGGTCACTCATCG